GCCAGAGATCGATTACTGATCCTAAATATATCTATATTGAGAAAGAAGATTCATTCTTTATTAATTTTAATTATACGGATGTCATCGAAATATTATATAAAATACCAGAAGAAAGAGTCCTTCATATTCATGGTCGATCTTCAAAACACGAACGTCTTATATATGGACACAATAAGTTTCTATATGGAAGTTCAATGAGTTATGACGATGAACAAGTATCTTTTGAATTAAATAAATATCATAAGAATCCATATGAACATATTTTCAAACATCAAGAATTACAAAAGATACTCAAAGATGTGGAGTATGTGCATATATATGGCTTTTCATTTTCCGCAGTTGATGAAGATTATATGGATTGGTTTTTCAACAATGTTCCCGCTACATCTCAATGGGAGGTTAGTTGGTTTTCTAATGAAGATAAAAACAGAATAGATAAATTCATATTGGATCACTGGAGTTTGAAGGATAGACTAAAGACTATCAAATTAGAAGAAATAAGCCAAACAGGAAAACCTTAGCATATACGATCATAAACATTAATCATAGACAATAGTCATATAAAAGGACCTATAAGTAGATGTTCATAATTAGTTTATATCATATAGATTTGATACCTTTGTAAGGGCGGTAAAACGAAATGTGTAAAAATAGGGAATGTAGGGAATGGGGTAAGTGGTTGTGTTATAGAGGGTTGAGAGGTTGAGCGGTGTAGAGGATGTGAAAAACGAAATGTAACATTCATATAACATTTATGTAACATTGAACGGTTAATTGAACGGTGTTCAACGGGAAAATGTAACATGGAGGGGGAAATGGTGGGAAATAGATGGAATTTTAGGGAGGTTTTCCGCTATTTGAGGTGAATGGACGGTCTGCAGCTGGTGAGGGCGTCAGAGGGCAATTAAACGGTCTTGTGCGTGGTTTTTATGGATGTGTGAGCCGGATGTCCGGGCGGTTTATGAGGACGTTACAGGCGGTACGGGATGGCGTCGTATTGATGTGTGAGGGGCGTGAATGCCTCTTTTTTAGTATGCAGATACTTCCATATAGTTATTATTTGGTATATTTGCAGAGTTGAAAAACAGAAACGTAAGACAAAAACAAAGGGATATGACGAAGGTAATACACGTGCATCTGTTCTGTGGACGCAGGAACTATTATTTCGGCTCGATAGCCGCCATATATGATGTCCTGACGGCGAAAGAGGTGGGTATGACTATGAACTCTCTGCTTCATGCCGGGCTTGAGGACGAGGGCTGCGTGCTGACGAGGAAGGCGATGATAAGGCAGAGCCATCTGATAAGGAAAAAGCAGGAGTGTTGAACGTGTAAGCGACTGATTGAACGACGGTTGAACGGTCGGACGGCTGACATTGAACAGTTGCCGACCGTTTTTGCGTATATGAGACTGAAATTAGCGTGAAAAATTCGGTAAAAATATGTTAATTTTGAGTGTGGGGGTGCGTTTGGAGGTGCATTTGGAGGTGCATTTTGGGCATGTGTAAAAACGAAATGTAACGATTGGGGGTGCATTTGGGGGTGCACTTTTAACTAAAATTAAGGCGGTTTTGTCATTTCAAATGTACAAAAATATGGCGTTATGTGCTGAAATGTTGCATGTAAGAGGGGGGATAATCCACAAATGGACGTGTTTCACGCGATAGAAACATTACGTGAAACGCTTGTGTTTACAGGTGTTTTTACTAAATTTGCGGTATGAAAGAGGCAAAAAGGCGTGCGCGCAGCAAAAAAGGCGCGCCACACGCGACATTTGAGATTGCGCATGACGTACGTGACACGCTCGGCAAAGATGTAGGGCTGAGAATACTTGAACGCTCGGACATGCTTGCTGCGAGCACATTGGAACAGCTGCGCAAGTCGACGGACAGAGCATATACGCTTTTCGGTTTTCTGATGACAGCGTTCAGCGCAGTGACCGGTCTCCTTATGACTGCAAAAGGGATCTTGATTCTCATTCCCGGCGTGGTACTGTGGATTGGTCTGTGCATTTCCTTATATATAATGTTCGGCAAGGTGATATGGGTGCACAGTTTCAGGTGTATGGGTAATGAGCCTCAAAATCTTATAAGTGAGCGTAATATAAAAATGCTAAAAGGTATATACGGAACAGAGCAAACACTAAGCAGCCGCTATGAACTTAATCTGATATACGACAGCATAGAAGACTGTGCGTATGCCATAGCGATAAACGACAGCGCGCTGGAAGACCGTGTGCGCACTATAGAGCTTGTTATGAATACATTGAAGATTACGATAAGTGTGGTGGCACTGAGCGTATTATTCATCTTCGTCTTCAGATTCATCAATTGAGTCTTGGAAGAAGTTGGTAAGTGAGGCTTTTCTGCGTGTAAGTCTCTCCCACTGTTCTTTCTCTACGTTTTGTCTGGTTTCCTTTTTTTTGCCATAATATAACTATAATAATCAGGTTAGACGATGCGAATAAGTCCGACGATGGTGCTCATGCTGCGTATGTCGTCTTTCGGAAGCAGGAACGGACGGTGTACGGTGTCGTTCTCTGAGGCGCAAAGTATGCAGTCATCGTGCTCGATGGTTTCCATGACGCGCTTAACGAGCACACCCTGGCTTGTCTCGAGGACATAGACCGTACCCCACTGGAAGAAGCGTATGTCGTGTATCTTGTGACACGCGATGAGGTCACCGCTGTAGTATAGCGGAATCATGGAGTCTCCGGACACACGTATGATGAAGTCCGCACCCTTGTCCTGGAATTCAGGTATTATGTATCGCTCACAGTTCTCCATGTATGCGAATGAGCTGTCTGTAGCCGGAAATCCGGCAACAGCATCAAGCGGAATCAGCGGTATGCCTTCTTTACTGTTGCTATCCACCTTCTTCATAATCACTTCAGGGCTTTTGGGCGTACTATTTTTTAGCATTGCCCCCTTGCCGGTCAATAGCCATTCCGCAGAATACTGGGGATAATTATCAACTATAATTTGCAACCATTTTGATTGTATATCTGTACCATTATTAATTGCGCGAGATAAAACACCTTTGCTTGCTCCTATTGTTCGTTCGAGAGCCCCTATTGCTATACCTTCATTAGCAGCTATTGCCTGTATTCTTGTTAAAATTTTACTCATAGTTGAAAATAATCAACATTTTATATTGCACGGTTGAAAATTTTTCCTATCTTTGCGAAGAGATTAAAAGTTTATGGTTTCAAAGATACAAAAAATAACATAAACAGCAAAGAGCAATGACACAGAAAGAATTTGAGTCGATATCAGATCTGGTGGAGTCAAAGATAAGCAGGCTTGAGTCTATTGTCGAACAGAAGAAGGAAATTATGCAAAACGATTATATGAGGTTCTTCTGTTTCCACTCGGACGCCTTTTATAAAGTATGTCTGCAGCTTAAGGAATACCGGCAGTTGCAGGAGTTAATAAATTCCGGACGACCGGCTGACGTCGTGGAATACCTTCTTACGACAGCAGAGCGTATCACTTATAATCTGTTGAACGACCCAACATTGATATACACGACAAATGAGCTTTCGAATTTCGCCTATCTACTGAGGATTGACGTGAAAAAAGATATTTTGCGTGAGTATCGTAAGCTGTTGGCAAGTAAAGGACATACATACAAAATATAAATAGTAAAATATGGAAACAGTAACACTTAATGCCCTATTACGGGTAATGGATGAGAAAACATTCCGCGGGGTAAAACTCAGAGGCAAGCTTGTCATCACAAAGCCTGCCCCATATACAGAGATATTATTTTCGTCTATTCCATGTCGTTATCGTCATAAACTGACCGAAGTTCGTTGACGCTGCCGATAATGAACATATAGCGGAACAGGCAAGGTAACGTAAGATGCTTTCAGGATGACGTCTCCGCAGCGGCGGAGCCAGGGACGTAAAAGTGACACGGTATAGGTTATCCGGGGTTCGACTCCCCGCGCCCCACAAAATAGATAGAATGTTTCATACAGGAGTCTGGCATTGCGGTCCGTGAGGATAGCAATGCCGCATGGGCACAAGAGGCTTGCGTGCGGTTCGAGTCCGCAGTGCCCACAAGACATATTAACGAAAAAACAGAAAGGACATGAGACAGAAGATTTTCATAGAGCGTGGAGAGGGCACGGCGCTTGCGCGCATATTCGGCTGTTCGCGGATGTACGTGAGCTACGCTCTGTCGTTCAAGAAGAACAGCGCGAAGGCACAGCGCATACGCAAGGCGGCTATAGAGAGGGGCGGACAGCTTGTGAGGTTTGATGATGTGAAGAAGCAGAAGCTATGAGAGAGAATCTGGAACGCATATACGGAGCCGAGCTGCGCTGGCTGCGGAGGTTAAGCCTCAGGGACAGATGGCGCATAGTGTGGTTTGTCGTGAGCATGTGCCTGGTTATGATGGCGGCGGACGGTCCGCTGCCATGTCTGGCGGTGATTTATCTTAACGGCGCGGTCTCAACCTGGCAGTTGCACAAGGTGAGAGGCATGCGGTGAATTTGAAAGAAAGGAGACCTGTATGGAATACTACAACAAGATGCTTTGTCTGAGCTTTGCCGACCTGACGGGCGGCGGTAATCCGGTGATATTACCTAAGACATTATTACAAAATGTATGTCGCGGCAATATCATCCGTGCGGACCGTGCCGGCGGTGAGGGTTCCAGGGCACTGTACGTCTGGAGCAGTATTCCGGAGAAATACAGAAAGAGATATATGGAGATGCACGGTGATCCGGAGGAGGAGATGAGGAAGGCGCAACAGGCTGTGGAGCTTGTGGAAGACAGCGACGCGCGCTCATACTTCGAGACATACAGATATACCGACAAGAGGGGCGAGGAAAGGAGTCTGACAGACGGACAGATAGACGACTACACGAGAAACGCGTCGGTGCTGAACATGCTGCGCAAGACCGCGCAGGGCTCGAGGAGCCTGCGGTCGTCGCTGAACGCGCGCGGCACGGGAAACACGTGGGACATCGTGGCGGAGACTTCGGAGAACCTGCGCGAAAGATACGGCCACTCGCTGCCCGCCAACCCGGCAAGGCTCCGCGCCAAGATGAGGGACTACGCTGAGCGGGGCTATGAGGTGCTGATAAGCGGCAAGCTGGGCAACACATCCTCGGTGAAGATAACCGCAGAGTTCGGAGAACTGATAATAGCGTTGAAGCGCAGCCGCGTGCCCGTGTATACTTACAGAGCCCTTCTGGAGAAAGCCAACGAGGAGGCGGAAAAGCGCGGGTGGAAGCCCCTGCGCAGCCTTGCGGGACTGAAGAGATGGCTGAACAGCCCTGCGGTGCAGCCTCTGTGGTATGACGCGGCTTATGGTGAGCAGACCGCCCGACAGCGTTTCGCGCGGAAGCACCGCACCGCCCTGCCCTCACGGCGCGACTCGCTGTGGTACGGTGACGGCACGAAGCTTAACCTGTACTACCGCGACGAGAAAGGCAACGTGAGGACGACGTGCGTGTATGAGGTGGTGGACGCCATGAGCGAGGTGCTTCTGGGCTACCACATCAGCGACAGCGAGGACTACGAGGCTCAGTACAACGCCTTCCGCATGGCTGTGCAGACAAGCCGCCACAAGCCCTACGAGATAGTACACGACAACCAGGGCGGTCACAAGAAGCTGGAGAGGCTGACCGACGGATTCTTCCACAAGATATGCACGGTGCACCGTCCGACGCAGCCGTACAACGGCGAGTCGAAGACGATAGAGAGCATCTTCGGACGGTTCCAGAGTCAGGTCCTGTCGAAGTTCTGGCAGTTCACCGGTCAGAATGTGACAGCAAAAAAACTGTCAAGCCGTCCTAACGTGGAGTTCCAGGACGCGAACAAGGCACGGCTGTACACTCTGGACGAGCTGCGCGACGCCTACGCCGCCGCGCGCAAGGAATGGAACGAGATGCCCCATCCCGCCACTGGCGAGCGGAGGATAGACATGTACATGAGGAGCGTGAACGAGGCTACGCCCGAGGTGACGACCGGCGAGATGGTGAGGATGTTCTGGGTGTTCAAGGAACGCCGGAGCACATTCACCGACCAGGGCATAAAGGTGAGGATAAACGGCACTGACCTGCAGTACGAGGTGTTCTCCGCCCCGGGCGTGCCCGACCACGGCTGGCGTCGCCTGCACACATACGATAAATTCGTCGTGGCATACGACCCGAACGACACGTCGTGCATAAGGCTGTACACGCGCATGCCGGACGGCAGCCTGCGGTTCGAACGCACTGCGGAGCCGTACATTGTGATACATCGTGCCAAGCAGGAGCAGACCGATGACGACGGGGCGTTCATCCGCCAGGAGCAGGAAGCCAACGTGCGTGACCGCGTGGAGCGTGCCGCCGAGGGCTACCGCATAGCCTCCGCCCACGGTACGGCACCGGAGCAGAACGGCCTGCGCACACCTAAGCTGAAGGGTCTGCCTAAGACGGCGCAGGACGCGCTGTACAAGCGTTATCTGAAGTATGACAGCAACAACAATGATCTGGAGCTGGGACGCCACACGAAGAGCATGAGCATGGACGACTGGCGCGACGTGATGGGGCTGGATGCGGATAAGGAGAAAGGGAAAAGGACTGCGGGAAAACTGTAGGAAAAGGTAAAAAAGTAAAAAAAAGTAAAATCATAAAGTGATGGAAAAGACTGTTGAAAGAGTTGCCGCATGGCTGCGCGGAATGCGCAGTCGGCGTGCGGAGAGGAGGATGGCGGCAAGGGAGCGCCGCATGATGACTGACGCCAGGCGCGCCGTCCAGGTGCGTGAGTTCTGCGGCGAGGTGTTCGTCTGCATGGACGGTGTGCCTGTGGTGCCTGCGGACGGCATGAAATGGGACTTGCCCACGGTGCTTGACGTGGCGCGCGAGGCATACATAAAATACAGAAAGGAGGAGTGCGCCGATGGGCGTTGACAATTATGCGAGGTTCTACGCGCTTCTAAGGCGGATGCCCTGTGCCGACAAGGAGACGCTGGTGTCGCAATACAGCGACGGCAGGACGACACACCTGCGTGAGCTGAGCGGAAGCGAGTACCGTGCGATGTGCGACGCGATGGCGCGTGTGGCGGGCGAGGATGAGAGCCGTCGCGGACTGAGGAGGCTGCGCAGCGCGGCGTTGCACCAGATGCAGCTGCTCGGTGTTGACACCGCCGACTGGAGGAAGGTGGACGCCTTCTGCCGTGACAGGCGCATAGCCGGTACGGACTTCAGGGAACTGGACGGTAAGGGTCTGGAGGCACTGACAAGGAAGATAAGGATAATAAGGAGAAAACGTCAGGACGACTGACTGCATAAATTAAGAAAGAAAATGGAACAGAACATTCAGAGTGTGGACATAAAGTCCATGACAAAGGAGCAGCGGGCGGAACTTCTTGCCCGTCTGCAGCAGGAAGAGAGAGAAGACCGTGTGGCACGGCGTGAGACCTACGAGGGACTGCGCGCGGAGTTCATGCGCGAGGTGGAGAGAAAGGTGACGGCTCTTGTGGAGGACGTCAGGGGCTTCAGGAAATGGCTTGAGGGCGAGACGGACAGCTTCACGGAGGTCATGAAGGACTACGGTCAGGTGAAGAGCGACGGACAGCGGTCGTACACCATCACCGACGGCGGCTTCCGCCTGGAGCTGAAGAGCAACAAGGTGAAAGGCTTTGACGAGCGCGCCGACATGGCGGCGGAGCGTCTTATAGACTACCTTAAACGCTACATGGAGCGGAGCGAGAAGGGCGCGGACGACCCGATGTACCAGATGGCTATGACTCTGCTCGAGCGCAACAAGATGGGCGACCTCGACTATAAGTCAATATCAAAGCTATACGAGCTGGAGGACAAGTTCGACGTGGAGTATGCCGACATCATGCGCCTGTTCAAGGAGGCCAACGTGGTGCAGCGCAACGCGGTGAACTACTACTACTTCTGGAAGCGCAATCCGGCGAACGGCGTATGGATGAGGGTCGAGCCGAGCTTCTGCAGGATGTGACAAAAAGTGAAAAAGGAAAAGGGTAAAAAACGTAAAATGTAAAAAAGCCGCGCAGACAATGGTGTTTACGCGGTTTTTTCGTAACTTTGCCGTTATGAGAAAAGGACGTGACAGAACACTGATAAACGAGAGGGACAGGAAGCTCTTCGAGCGGTATTACTACTGGACCGAGGTGCGCCGCCTGCGCTTTGACGACACGATACAGAAACTGTCGTCCGAGGAGTTTTTCCTGAGCGAGCAGCGCATAATCCAGATAATACGCCGCATGCTTCAGGAGGGCGCCACGGTGAACGGCGAGAAGATACCTGTGGCACGCTTCGCCGGATTCCGCAACCTGAAGCGTCCGGGACGCAGGCGGGAGAAGGAAGAGCTGCCTCTGTTCACCTGACCGTCCTGAAACGCACCACGGGTCTGGCTGTAGCGACAGCCGGAGGGTCAGCCACCGTTTCGGACGTTGTAGTTGTGTAAGTCTGCTCGTAAACCTTAATGCCATGGTTCCATGTGTAGAATCTTGATTGTGTGCGCACGAGCGCGCCGTCGCTGTCGGGGCGGAAGCCCTGGAGCAGCCTGTGCAGCTCATGTCTCATCCGCTCCCGTTCCCCAACACGGTCGGACGTGCCGGATGTGGCGTGCGTGTCGTCGTAGCAGTCGATGATGAGCCGCACACGCACCTTGCATGTGCCTTTCTGGCCTCCGTCGGCGGTGTCGGTCCACGACGTCTCGGGCGTGTCTATGAGCACTGCCGGCATGACGAGGGGGTATGTGTCCACGTCTTCCTTGTCGATATACTCGAGCTGTCCGTAGTCCTCGTCGACAAGAGCGAGCTGCGGCATTGACGACTGTATGTGTCCTATCAGAGTCCGTATTATCTGTTCCATCATAGTTTCTCCGAGTATGATATTTTCCTGCGTATCCTTTCTATAGTCTCATTGACAAGCTCCGTTATCCTTTCGTTCAGCTCACTGCTTCTGCCCATGAACTGGCGTCTGGGAATGCGCATGTGTCGGCTGTAAGCCCTCACCGCGTACCTTCTTGCCCTTTTCCTGCCTTTCTTCAGTATCTTGCGTTTGTGAGCACCGACGCGGACGGTGCCGTCGAAGCCGTAGTTGTGCACCCATGCGTAAGGCACCGGATTGCTTACCGTCACCTCTCCCGGTCCTGTGACCTTATACTGTGTCGATCGTGACAGATGCTCCCGTCGCGAATGCAATGGCAAGTACTGCGAGTCCTTTCCCTTGCCCTGCTGGCGTCTGGTGGTCTTCCACGGCTTCAGCCCGCCGTCGCGCCATCCGGCATCGCGGAAGTTCCGGTTTGTCATGTTTACCGCGGCGTTGCCTATGCGTCGGGGCAGGTTGCTGTTCACCTCGCGCACTATCTGGTCCTTGACGCTTACGATGCGTCTGCCTATCTCATCCGCGTTCATAGGACAAACTGATAAAAGAGTGCGGCGAATACGCCACCGGCAAAGGTACAGAGCCAGTCGGTTAGGTCAAATTTGTTCCCATACATGCGGTCTTTAAGCTCGAGGCATGTGGCAGCCACAGCCGAGGAGAAGAGCGCGCCATAGACCGAGAAGCCCATGACACCGACGAAAAGACCGCCGAGAAGGTGTTTCCAACGGTTGGATTCCTTAAAAAATGAAATAATTCTGTTCATAATGTTTGTCTGTTGGATTATTATTGTTATATTTGCGACAAGCTTCTAAAGAAGTCGCGTGTGCTACGGCACGTCGCCTCGCAGGGGAATCCGAAAGGACTCCCCTGTAGTTATTTTAATGGTAATAGAATTTTCTATCCTTGTAGAATAACCTGACATTACCTTTTTCGTAAACCCACACTTCGCTAACCTTTATTTCTGGAAACCTTAATCTCGCAACTATGGCTTTTCGTAAATATCTGTCAGAACAGCCTTTCGTGTTATTTATAACAATACGGTCGGACTGCTTCAATCCATGCGAAATCATATTTCTGATTTTCTTTTTATTCCATGGCTTGGCAAACCCCTCGTACTCGTAGAATACGCCATCGACAGAAAAGTCGGGACATTTTTTGGGTCAGTAGAAATTTAGTGGGGATAAATTTGTAAGAAAATCGAAAAGTTCTTTACTTTGCAGTAT